TGTTTGGATAAGAATCCAAGAAGTCACCCTCCTGTGCGTATGCAGGGAATGTTAGGTTTGGTGCAGTAAGAATAGAATTACTTAGCATAGTAATCTTGCTGTTGCTTACCTTCTCTGCTTCCTTTATATCTGATGCCCTATATATATTATAAGTCTTATTAGTTGCATTCCATACAATTACGCCTGACGTAGCTCCTACTGTTAACTGAGTAGAGCTGTCCACAGATGCCACTATAGTATTGTATGTAACGCCTCCTGTTACCGTTGACACGATATCCCCTACTGATACACCACTTGCTGTAAAGTCTGCTGTAGAGTCCTCTACAAGCGTCCCTGCCACATTAGTAGCTGTGGTAGTACCACTTGCCAATTGATTAGTATAGATTAATACCTTATTAATAAGATAGTAGCTATTGTTAGTCGTTGTTGGAGATGGTAAAAAATACTGACTACCTGCATTCTGTAACAATGGTAGCGTTACTGAGAAAGAGTCTATTACCTCCTCTATACCTTTCGTAATATCTGCGTAACCCGTTCCTGATTGACGGGCATTTTCTTTCATTAATTGGTAGTTGTACTGATAGAAATAATTCTCAAAGATATCTAACTGAGCTTGCTTTGCAAACAAGTTGAAATCAGATGGGGTTATGTACCCGTAATTATTTTTGTTCAATACAGACATTACCGTCTGTCGGACCGAGTTAATCATCTGCTCTTATTTTATTACAAAGATAGGCAAAAAAAAAGACCCCACATTTTTGCGGAGTCTTTGTATATTGGTAGAGTAACTTGTTAGTCTAATAGTGATTCAAGGTGTTTTAATATCTCTATACCATCATCGCTCTTCATATAAGAGACAACTAAATCTATACCTTCTTCTCCAAAAGGTACATTTAATAACTTTGTTTTATTGGAAGATAAATTAAACCATACCTCTTTGTTACTTTTTCTAAATGTCAATAGCCCTTGGTCAAAGAATCTTTGAACCGTTCCTACTAACTGTAGCTCAGGGTCTGTTATAACATCTAAGAAATCAGTTGGATTGTTCTTAGCAAATACTAATATGTCTCGCTTCATCTCTGCTGTGGATGTCTTTGATGTATCCATATTAAAGAGTACACGACATACATTCTCAAGCTGTTCTAAACTAAGTGACTTAGCCTCTATCAATGCGTCTGCTTGAACTAATAGGTAGTCTACCTCTTCTGTGGCATCTTTAGCTTTGTTGATTTCTTGAAACTTTACTCCGTTTAAGGGATGGTAGTGCAAGAACTTCTGTAATACTTGGTTTTCTTTTCCAACGTGAAGTAGCCCATCTTCAAATATTACGGGTTCGAGAATGGCATTTCCATCCTGCTCATCCACAAATGGGGACTTTTGGTTTCGTGCATATCGAAGCTCTCGGTTAGTACCTGTACCTTCGTCAAAATGCATTAATGGGAATCTTCTACTGTTTTGTGTTGGTAGCATAAAAGATAAAGGTGCTACATCTCTTGTAAGCCTGTAAGACTTAGCTTCAAATACTTTGTTTTTATTTTTCATTTAATTCTAATTTAATTCTTAAAAAAAAGGGAGAGGCTACATATGTAGCCCCATCCCATTATTAATTTACTTCTTAGTCTTGGAATAAGAAGAAGTTGTTTGCACCTAACGTACATACAGCTCTCTCAGATAAGAAGTGTACTTCCATAGCATCTAAGCTTGAAGTTTGTGCTCCACCTGCTGAACCTGTAATCCACGTTTTGTAACGTCTGTCTTCAGTTTCAGAAGCTCTGTATCGAACGTGCAAGAATGGACGCTTTGCGTTTTTACCCATTACTTGGTCGTATACTGAAGTAGAACCTGCAGGAACTAATAGTCCGTTTACTGCTTCGCTTCCTAATCCACCACGCATAGTTGGGTCGTTTAGGTATTTCCAATCAGACTTGTAGAAGTCATATCCTCTACGGAATCCTGTGAAACCTAAGTTCAATGCCATATCCTTATCATTGTCGAATAAACCGAAAGATGCGAAGTTAGAAGCACCCGTACTTGAGTAACCGTTTAACCCTGCTAACATATCGTCAATGTCAAAAGAGAAGTCTCTATTAACAAATACTACGTTCTCTTCAATCGCACCTTGCTTGTCAAGTCGTGATACTACTGTATCCCACTGAGTAAGAGTAGTTGGGCTACCTCCACCCCATACGTTTCCTCGGTTGTTAACAGCGTAGAATATACCTTCAGAACCTTTAAATCCTAAAGCTGCTGCACTACCTGCTATAGGAGTACCTGAACCCGGTATACCGGCAGGAACTGCTTCAATCATTGCGGTTTCTAAGTGGTCATCGAAACGTAAACGAGTTTCGTGCTCAGACTTTAAGTACCATAGGTATCCGTTAGCTCCATTTTCAGTAGTTACTTCAACCCATCCAATTTGTGCCATATCAGAACCTGATACTGCGTACTTATCTTTGATGATGATTGGGTTGTTCTCGAAGATGTAATCGTCAGACTCTAATGAGCCAACCATTCCTTCAGTTCCTTTTTTAAACTCAGAACCATAAACAAATACTGTAAACTTGTCTGTACCGGGTGCTGAGTTAGTAAAACCGGCTGCGTCATAAAATGCAACCGTAATCTCTCGATTTGTAGTACCTGAACCAACTGCTGTTACGATAGCCTTTATACTATTGGTGTCAGGAGCAACTGCTGTTACATTACGAGTAATAAGAATTGTCTGTCCAACTCGAATAGCAACAGCCTCAAGTGTTGTTGCTGTGGACCCTAATGCAGGAACTAAAACGTCATTTACTGTAAATGTAGCAGTACCTGCTGCTGCAACAGTAGGTGTTGTAACGTCTGTGTATTTAGTGTGTAGTCTTCCTTGCTCTGCCCATTTGATAAGGTCTGAGTTAGAAGGCATTTCAGCTCCAACCATTCTAAGGAATGAGGATACTGTTCTGTTTCCATAACGCTCGAATTCTTTCTCGTAGGTATCAGGAAGATACTGATTCAAGAAGTCGAAGTTAGTGATGTAATTTGTACTCAACGGTACTTGTTGAGCACTTGGGGTTAAATCAAACCCGGGGGTAGCTAATACTGCCATAATTTTTTTTCTTTTTTTTTTAAATGTTAAACTTTTTTATTAATTATCTTTTCCTAATCTTTAAACTACGACCTGAGTCTTTATTCAAAGATTTAATTTGCATACCTGATTTCGATTGTGTTACTTCAGGAGCAGAGCGAGTTGTCATATTGACATTTTTCATTTTCCTCATCTGCTCATCTGCCGAAGCACTCTTGCCTTGTTCGTAAAAGAACTTAGCAAACTTGTCAGGATGCATCGCCATTGCTAAAGACTTGTGGTATCCCTCCGCATCACTTATGATTCCATCTTCATCCAAAAACTTTTTAATAAAGTTTGAGGGGTCTGATTGACTCTTTCTAAGTTCAGCAGCATCTCCCGGTGAAAAAGAAATAGATTTGTCTTCGCCTAATTTGAACTCAAAACCTTTGAACTCGTTGAATACGTCATCTGTCTTTTTCGAGAACACCTCTCTCTTGCGAGAGTTTTGCTCATCTATCGTCTTAGCGTCAGCTATATATTGTCTATATTCCTCCAACTCTTTCGCTTCGCTATCAGGAAGACCATCCCTTCTCGACTCGAGAGGAACTTTGTATTTTTCCTGTTGCTCTGCAAAGTAGTCTTTGGCTTTAGCAATTGTCTTCTTTTTTGCTAACTTGGTTTTCTTAATGTAGCTTTCGTCATCAATGTCCTCATCATAGGAATAATCCTCCATAAGAATGTCAATGTCTTCTGCATCCAACCCTTTCTCGGTTGCACTAAGATAATCTCGTAGCAGTTGGTCAGGCTCTGCGTCATCATAATTCTTTTGCAATTGCATAAAATCATTAATGCCACGACCTGTATCCTTTTTGTATTGTAAATACTTGGATACATCTTCAGGGAGAGGGTCGCTCTCCTCTCTCGCTTGATTAAACTCATCAAGTGAATTGATTTCTCTTCCGTATTTATTACCAATAAATTTAAGAACGTCTTCCTCAGTTAGCGTAGCCTCCTGAGATTGTGTTTCTACTTCTTTAGTCGTCTCC